ATAAAAAAAAGAGATTGAACGATGAAAACTTTCAGCCAATTTAAATATGATTGTTTATTTGAAGTTGCTGGTCAGGGATTTGCTAAAATGAGTGACTATGATTTTGAACGTTGGGCAAAAGCAAATCCTGCCGCCGCTGAAAGGGCTAAAAAGATTAGAGATCAATTTAAAAAAACTCAGCAGCAAGCTCAACAAGCTGTTGGGCAACAATCCAAATCACCAACACCTCAAGCTAAACCTTCAGGAAGGGCGAGACAAATTGTAGGGGGTGCTGGTAGATTTGTAGCAAAAGCTGGGGCACTAACTGCAGCTGATATAGCTGCAGATGCTGCAATATCAAAAATTCCTAATCCTCGGGCCAGAGAAACAACACAAGCGGTTAAAGATCTTGCAATGTTCTCATCAACTCCAGTTCTATCTACTTTGGGTCTTTCTGGATCTTCTGCTCCAACTGGTGTTAGAGATGTTGGACCTTATAGAATACAAAAAAGAATAGATCCCGGTGATTCAAATTCTGGATTTGATAAATTTTTAGCCACTGGACGTAATAAATCTGGGTACACTTATAATGATCCCAATGCAGAAAAAATCATAGCATACAGAAGAGATCGTGCTGGCAGTAAAAGTCCAGAAGATAAGCCAATTAGAGTTGGCGCAGCTAAATCTGGTGGCCAAGTTATTCCTGTACGTTGGGGATCTGTTGCTGGTGAGAGGCGAGTAGGAACACCGGCTCAATCCGCATCGACACAAGCAGTGCAACAGTCTAGAAGAATTGCATCAAAAGCTAATGTTTATGGTGCTACTAGAGGATCTGGAATTGTTGGAACTGGAGGACCAACTACTTTCAACCAAAAAGCTAATACAGTTACCACTGGCGGGAAGACAGTACAACTTCCTAAAACACAGGTTCTTCCTGGTGGTAGAGTAGGAGACCTTGCATATAAGGGAGGCAAGGCAACTTATCTTGCAAGACCTTCTATTGCTTCTAGAGATACTAATTTATTCTCTAGAATTTCTAGAGCAACTGGAATTGGTGGCCAGCGAGAAAGAGATGCTGCGGCTGCCAACAGAGAACGCCAGCAAGCAATGCAAAATACTTTAAGATATAGACAGCAACTTGGTATTACTGGAACTGGTGTTTCGAAGCCTCCAATGAAACCCCTAAGATAAGCTTGACAAATTTGAACTCATAAGCTATACTTAAGACTTCAGAGAACGTAATCTAATGAATTCAACCGTAAAGTTAGTTCAAGTAACTCCAGATTCGGAAAAACACATTGCATATTGTGCAAGGGTTAGCAACCCTAAAAATCAAACCAATACAAATTTTGAAGGTCTAATTAAGTATTGCATTAAAAATCAGCATTGGTCTATTTTTGAACATGCATACATGACTTTGGAAATTAATACTTCCCTTGCAATTGCAACTCAAATTCTAAGACACAGGAGTTTTACCTATCAGCAATTTTCCCAAAGATATGCTGATAGTAGTGAGCTGCAATTAGAACTTCCAATTCCAGATCTTCGTAGACAGGATTTAAAAAATCGTCAAAATTCGATTGATGATATTGATCAAGAAACTAGATCTAAATTTGAATCTCAAATTCAAGATCATTTTCATGCTAGTATGAATCTTTACAAGAACATGCTTGATGCTGGAATTGCAAAAGAATGTGCAAGATTTGTATTACCTCAAGCAACAACGACTCGTTTATACATGACAGGTAGTGTTAGATCATGGATTCATTATATTGATCTCCGGAGTTCTAATGGAACTCAAGCAGAACATATGGAAATTGCTGAAAAATGTAAATGCATTTTTGTTGAAAATTTCCCTTCAATTTCTAGTGCATTGAATTGGATTTGTTTTGATCAACCATCGCTTATTATCCCTTAAAAATTATGCCCACTTATAAATTCAAAGACAAAGTTACCGGCGAAGTATTTGAAAAATGGATGTATATGGCACAACGAGAACCATTTTTGGAAACCAATCCAAATTTAGTTCAAGTTCCTTATGTACCAAATACCGTCAGCGAAGTTGGAGATTTCCAAAACAAAACTGATGGTGGTTGGAATGAAGTACTTCATCGGGTTTCCAAAGTCCCCGGATCAGTAGTAAAACCTTACAAGTAAATTTAAATGGCAAGAAAAAAAGCTTCTACTAATTCCATCTCAAACATGTCCGCAAAAGAGGTTAGAAGAAAAAAACCAATAAATGCTGATCTTTTACTTGATATCTCTCCATTGACAGATAACCAGGAAAAATTATTTAAATCATACAGTCAGGGAAAAAATCTTTTTGCTTATGGGTGTGCTGGAACTGGTAAAACTTTCATAACTTTATATCTTGCTTTAAGAGAAGTGTTGGACATCATGTCCAACTATGAGAAAATCTACATTGTTCGTTCTCTAGTTGCAACTAGAGAAATTGGGTTTCTTCCAGGAACTCATGAAGATAAATCTTCTCTGTATCAAATACCATATAAGAATATGGTCAAATATATGTTCCAAATGGAAAATGATGCCGCTTTTGAAAATTTATATACTGGACTCAAATCCCAAGAGACCATCAGTTTTTGGAGCACATCTTTTATTCGAGGAACAACCTTAGACAATTGTATTGTTATTGTCGATGAATGTCAAAACTTGAATTTTCATGAACTTGACAGTATAATTACAAGGATTGGCGAGAATTCAAAAATTATGTTCTGTGGTGATGCTACTCAAAGCGATTTAATTCGCCAAAACGAAAGGACCGGAATTGTAGACTTTACTAAAATTCTACAAGCTATGCCGGAATTTGATTGTGTTGAATTTGGGGTTGATGATATTGTTCGCTCCGGATTGGTTAAATCTTACATTGTAAACAAACTGAAATTGGGACTCTAATGTTTAAACATATTGATATTGAGCTTCCAGAAATGGAATCTAAAACAATTGATGGCGTTCGTTATTATCCAACTCCTACGGGTAAAATGTACCCCTCAATTACTTCGGTCACTTCTAATTACAATCGCCAAGTCTTTAAAGAGTGGAGAGAACGTGTAGGAAATGCTGAAGCTGATAGAATTTGTAAAGAATCGACAATGAGGGGTACAAATTTTCATCAAATCTGTCAAGATTATTTGGAAAACAAAGAAATACCTTTCATAGATCCGGAAACGGAGCTTATGTTTAATTCGGCAAAACCGTACATTGACAAAATTGATAATATTCACGCTATCGAAAAATCTCTTTATAGCGATTATTTGGGCATAGCTGGTAGAGTTGATTGTATTGCTGAATATGAAAATGAGCTTGCAGTAATAGACTTTAAGACTTCAAAGAAAATAAAGCCTGAGGATTGGATTCAGCAGTATTTTGTTCAGGAAGTTGCATATGCTTGCATGTACCATGAACTAACTGGAAATGTTGTTAAAAAATTAATTACTATTATGGTAACTCCAACTGGAGATGTTAAAGTTTTTGAAAAGAAAAATTTAGGAGATTATATTGTTTTATTAACAAAGTATATCAAAAAGTTTGTGGAGGAAAAACTAAAAACTTATGGAAATAACACTAACTGATTTTGAAGAAGAACTTAAGTCTAAGTTTTTAAATCAAACAAAATTTTCTTCTGAAATTGAAAATTTTGTAAAAAACGGAAATATTAATTATATTGAAGCTATAGTTCAATATTGCGAAAATCATGGGATTGAACTTGAAAAGGTTCCAAAACTTTTATCTAAACCCTTAAAAGAAAGGTTAAGGTGTGAAGCAATGGAACTGAATTATTTAAAAAGAACATCGAGAGCAAAACTTGATATATGACAGCACATGAATGCTATAGGACATATCTAGCATTTAAAAATCATTTTAATAAAGAAAACTTTGATTATTTTAAATATAAGGGAAAGGTAAATGCAAGCATAGAAGCATTTAATAAGAGGAAAGATCGTTATTTTTTTGAAAAATTATCAAGGCAAAAAAATGATATAGAAATAAAAGAATTTTTTCTTGCAAGTTTTATAGAATGTTCCGACTCTCAGAAGCTGTGGATTAGAGAAATTATAAATTGCGGAAATACATATTACAATTCTTGGAAATCTAGAGTAGATAGTTTAACTTACAGGTTTAGTCAGGACATAAATTTACTTTGGGAACACTGCTCAGATTTAGATGAGCTACTAAAGTGTGAGTCCGGAAAACACCCACAACTTCTTAAATTGCATAGCATAAATAAGATAACTATTGAGACTATGGTCATATTAGACTTAATCTTGCATTATGTAAAAAATTATGATAGAATACTTGAGGATCCCATCTGGGAATTCTACAGCATGAGATTAAAAAAATATCAACCTTTTTTGAATCTCGATATAAACTCTTATAAAATTATTGTACGGGAGAAATTTGCAAAATGACTGAACAACAAGAACATCTTAAAACGTGTGTTGACCAGCAAAGAGAACTGGTTACAGAAATTCAAAATCTCAATAATCAGCTAACTACAAAAAGAGAATTGGCGCTTAAGCTTCAGGGAATTATCGAATATTTAACTGGACAAGGAGTCACTCTTTTAGAAGAACCTCAAGAATCGCAGGAGACAAAAATTTCAGAAGATGAGTAATTTTTTCAATTCTGATTTAGTGAGAAATGAATTGTCTGAAATAAGCTTTCTGCAAAAGAAAATTTTGCAGAGCAGCTTGTCCAAAGATGCTTTTGATGACGATCATAATACTAAGCATCTTGAATTACTTAAAGAGTTGTTAGAAAAACAGAAGATAATGTGTACTAGGTTATCACTCACTGAAGATCCTGGTGCAAAAAAACTTTTTAACCAGTTGGGTAAAATATCTCAACCGTTTCTGAGCGGAGACTCAGAAATTTCGGTCCTCCAAATCTTAAAGGAAATGGAAGATCGGATAGCCGCCATGGAAAAAGCACTTGACAGCGAAAGCTAGATGTGTTATATTAAAACTGTTCATTGATTACCCTTCAATACATTTATGTCTTTTTCAAATCTTAAAAAACAATCTAATCTTGGAAGTCTTACCGCAAAATTGGTAAAGGAAGTTGAAAAGCTCAATAGCTCGTCTTCTAGTGCAGTGGACGAACGAATTTGGAAACCGGAAGTTGATGGAATCGGAAATGGTTATGCAGTCATTCGATTTCTTCCGGCTCCAAATGGAGAAGATCTACCTTGGGCAAAACTCTATTCTCACGCCTTTCAGGGAAACGGTGGTTGGCTAATCGATAACTGCCTCACAAGTATTGGTTCTAAGTGCCCAATTTGTGAAGCTAATAGCGAACTGTGGAATAGTGGTAGCGATGCCAACAAAGAAATTGCTAGGGGAAGGAAGCGCAAACTTTCATACTACAGCAATATTTACGTTGTAAAAGATCCCAAAAACAGTGATAACGAGGGAAAGGTATTTCTCTTTAAATATGGACAAAAAATCTTTGATAAAATTCAAGCTGCAATGAAGCCTGAGTTTGAAGATGAAGAACCTTTGAACCCGTTTGATTTTTGGCAAGGGGCTGACTTTAAGCTTAAAATCAAAAAAGTTGCTGGGTACTGGAACTACGATTCTTCTGAATTTGCTAAGCAATCGCCTCTTCTTGGTGGCGATGATGAAGAACTTGAGACTATCTGGAATAAGCAGTATTCTCTTGCTGAACTTGTTTCTTCCGATAAATTTAAGTCGTATGAACAACTGAAGTCTCGTTTGGAAGTCGTTCTCGGAAAAGGATCTAAGCAAACTGCTGTAGATGAATCTTTTGAAGATGAAGATGATGGTCGTGGGTCTATCTCCGTTACCACCTCTAGTGATGATGAAGATGATGCACTAAGTTATTTTCAGAAATTGGTTGATGACTGATTCAACTGCCCTCCTTATGGGGGGCTTTATAGTATGCAGGGACTATTAACTCTAATAGTCCTTTCATCTACAAATTCACTCGACTTTTTGTATAAAAATACATTTCTTAAATCCTTTTCAATTACAGAAACATATTCAGGTCTAAGTAAAATTATAGATCGTTTTTCATCATTTTTTTGAACTTCATATTCTAAATTAGTAATCGCTGTAACTGGATTTGCTGTCTTTAATATACCATCTTCGATATATCTAAATACAAAACTTTGACTTACTCGTATACCTTTATTTAATATTATATGATTTTGGTTATTTCTAATTTCAGTGGTTTCATAAAATTTTACTTGCTCTAATTCAGATTCGGTGTACTTTTCAAGCAAAAGTGAATACAGCGTTGATTGTGGAAGTGGCCATTCGTCCCTAACATTCTGGATTTGATTTGTAACTAAAATTAGCCAATCTAATCCGGGGTTGTTATAATATTTTTCGGCAACTCTATCCGGCCTATCATCTCCAACTATCTGATAATATTCAAATGCACTGTATGCCGCTAGTACTTCTTCAGGTATTCTAGCGTATTTGAATAAATTTTTTAAGAGCACGTAATCGTGGGAAGATGATTTATTGCTCTCTAAGGATGGATAGTAAACGTTTGGTAAATTTCTAAAATAAGCCATTAGAGCCCCACATCGTCTTCTTCTGTGTATGCGTAATCGTTAGCAAATAATGGAGTTAGTTCTGCAAATCCCAGTCTTAACACGGTTGAAACTGGATGAGAATCTTGATAAGCCGCCCATCCAGCACCATCTGGAGTATGATCTGCTGACATTTGAGTTAAAGCACAGATTTTTGGCTTTGGTAGACTTTTATTTGCAGAACCGTCCATTTGTTCATATTTCATAACAAAAACATTTGGGGTTTGCAATAAAACTGCTCCCCCTTGGGGTATTCGTGGAAGCATGTTTACTTTTAAAAATCTTATGATTTTTCTTAGTTCTTGTGCTTCTTTTGCTGATCTTGGTGATAATTTCCAGTTCAATTCAAAAACTCTTAGTGATGGAGCCCTGAATAAAAGTTCTGCATTAGTATTTACAGTTTTCCCAGTTGATCTTGTTAATAAATCCAATGGATTAACTTGTTGACCAATTTTAGAAATTACCGAGGCAATAACATCATTCTTAATAATTCTTTGTAAATCAGGTCCACCAGAACCATATGATTTTATTATTGAACCTATAGCCGAGGCGCTTGCAAACTTAGAACTTAAAAATTGGCCAAGGAGAGTTGCATCTCCAAGTGCTCCTGGAAGCTCCTGAAGACCCGAAATATTACCAACCATAGCAAATCCAAGGGCAGATAAATCTGAAATTCCCCACTCGGTTTTTAAAGCATCTCTAACTTCAGATGGCATTGGTAGTATTACTTCTCCAGAATACTTCATTCCCCTGGGAATAATATTATTCAAAGATGCCATTCCAAACTTAGTAATAAACCCAACTGAAGGATTTCTTTTTGGCACAGATTCTAAAAATCCTTCTTGGGGTGGAGTATATTTTAAGGCTCCGATTCTTATACAATCTTGAGAATTAACTCTAGTCCTATCTGTTGAAGATTTATTTGCAACTAAGGTTGTTGGAAATATATAAACAGATCCTTCTACAAACTGTGGGGGTAATGCTGGGGTTGCTTGAGATGCTATAGCCTTTGTTAATTCTGTGGTGTTTGGATTGCTTGTTTCAGTAGATAATTTAGACGATAGCGCATAACTATATTCCGAATCCCAAGTGCTTTCTTTTATCGTTCCATTGCTTGCATTGAATGTAGGAGCTACTCCAGGAGTTCCTAATAATTTTGCTCGTATAGAACTATCAATTACAGATTTCCATGAGCCTGAATTCGCTTGAATAAGTGATTGCGTCGCATCATAAGTCACAGGAAACCCAAATGCGTCTTTTATCGAGACAATTTTCCCCGAATCTGGCCCAGACACAGAAACGTCAGCGGTGTACAGGTTATTCTCCGCTACTAGTTTGACATTAATAATTTCGTTTTTACTTCTCGTTGGAGTTTGAGATGGCATTTACTTATGTTTTCCAGACATTGTTGGGACTAATTCTTTTTCCAGTTTTGTCAACGAATTCTTCTACTATAAAATTAGATAGACCTTCAATATCATCATCTGGCACACGCAATGGACTTGAAATTCCACTCAACACATAGGTATGAAGACACTGATCGGGAACGTAATTTAAACTATTTAGCATGTTCACGCCCACTTTTCCCCGGTATCCTCCCTCTGGTGATAGATAATGGACATTTGCCCCAAGAAAATATATTGTAGCTGTTTCTTGATTTATACTCATCTCTAAAATTTTTGACAAAGGAAACCTATCCCAATATGGATATCGATATGGATACAGTGCATCATACCCAAAAAAATAAAACTTTCCAATTTCAAATCCGAAAGTATCTCCTAAGTCTGTGGTATCATAATTTTCTTGAATGGATGAAAGTTCAGCAAACATTTGGCTTCTATACCAATCAATAGACGTAAATTTTCCACCAAATGTTTCTTTTTTTCTTAAGATGATTCTTTCGGATGGCTTTAAAATATTTTCGTTTAATGTTTCCGGATCTTCATCTTGCTGCTGTTTGCGATTTTTGTATTTTTCAAAAGCAACTCTATTCTTCCTAAGATTTTGTTCAAATCTTAGTTGTCGATTATAGCGACTATTTGGATCCTGTATCTCTCTTAAAAGCCTATCTAAGTCTCTAGACATTATACGTTAAGGTCATCTTCTGTTAAAATTTTAAATTCCATGAGCCTATCTTCACAATATTCTTGTGCAGCTTTCCACTTTGCTTGATTTATTGCGTAATTCATACTTTCATTCAACCATCGTTTAGTTTTTCTTTTGGGTTGTTGGTCCGGCATACTTAATTTATATTTTGGCTTTATCTCTATTAAATATTTTTTAATGTTGCCATCTCTTTCTCTGGCCTTAATATAAAAGTCTACGAAGTATCTTCTATATTTTTGATTTACCGGACAAAAATATGGAATTACTACTTCTTCACTATTCCATTCTAAAATGGATGAATTTAGGTCGCAGTAATTCATAAACTTCAATTCCCAAGAAGATCTGTATATGATATTGGTTGGGTTTCCTTTGTATTTGGAATAGTTTTTGGGTGAAAATTTCCCAGAATAATACATATACATAGTTATATCCAACATTAATATTTAGAAATGTCTTCTAATCAGACATTATATTATCCAATAGAGAAAATAAAAAATACTTTTACGAAAGTTTCTATAACTTCGTTTTTTAAGGTTGCGTTTCCTATATCCAATAAAGGCAATACTGTTGGTCAAGGACTTTTAGATCGATTAGTATCTACTGGAGTTCTTAATACCAGTGATGCTCAGGGATTAGATGCCATTGAGCATATTGAGTTATTGTGTTCAAATACTATTTTACCGGGACCTGCATTTAAAACTTCCGATACACTTGGAAATAGACAGGGAATTGTTGAAAAGGTTCCGTTATATAAACAGTATCCTGAACTTGCAATGACATTTTATGTTGATTCAAATCATGCTATTATAAAATTTTTTGAGGGCTGGACAAATTATATAAATCCCCTTTATGGCAACAGTGGAGTGGAATTAATTCCTAATAATCTTGGTCAAAATGGCAATGAAGCTTTATATGAGAACGATTATTACCGCCTTCGTTACCCAAATGAATATACGCAAAATATTTTAGTTACTAAATTTGAACGTGACATGAATAGCGTTTACACTTCGGGAAATCGAATTGGGGTAAAGCAAAGTAATCAATTGACATACAATTTTATACAAGCTTATCCAAACAATATTATTGCTTCTCCTGTAAGCTATAATGGGTCTGATATTCTTACCTATACGGTTACGTTTAATTACTCCAGATATGTGCTACAATCAACTCCTGAGAATAACGGAAAAACCGTTCTAATTAATGATGCAACAACACAAAAAGACTGGATTGATCCGGATATATATAATCCAGAAGTGCGTCCAGTATAAACAATTACCCCCTTGAGTTATATGCCATTACCAACACAAACTGCCCCACAATATGAACTTGTATTACCTTCAACCAAAAAGAAGATAAAATTTAGACCTTTTTTTGTCGGTGAAGAAAAAATATTAATAATGGCGTTAGAGACTAAAAATATATCTGAGATCTCTAGAGCGATTAAACAAGTTCTTCAAAATTGTATCATTACTAAAGGAATAAAGGTTGATGTTCTTCCTGCATTCGACATTGAGTACATATTCTTACAGATAAGATCTAAATCTATTGGAGAATCTATAGATATTGTCGTAACATGTGGAGACGATGGGGAAACAAAAGTTCCCGTAAATATTGCAATTGATGATATACAAGTAGTATCCCCTGAAGGTCATTCTGACGTTGTTGATCTTCAAAATGGATATTTTATTAAAATGAGATATCCTTCACTATTGCAGTTTATTGAAAATAATTTTGATCTCGATAGAAGTTCAGTTAATAATGTAGATAAAAATCATAAGCTTGTTGCATCTTGTATTGATATGGTTTACAATGAATCAGAATGTTGGTCTGCTTCTGATTGCACGGAAGAAGAACTTATTCAATATATTGAAAAATTGACACCAAATCAATACGCTAAAGTTGAAAAATTTTTTGAAACAATGCCAAAGCTTTCACATACACTTGAGATTGTAAATCCAAATACTCAGGTAACTAATACAATTACTCTTGAGGGGCTAAACGATTTTTTCGGCTAGCCCTGGCAAAGGAAGATTTGGAGACATATTATAGGATAAATTTTTCTCTTATGACCAACCATAAATATTCTTTGACTGAAATTGAAAATATGATTCCTTGGGAACGTGAAATTTATTTGGAATTATTGAGACAGTACATTGAAGAACGAGAGGAAAAGTCTAGAAATGGCTGAACCCAAAGCAATAAATTTAGATAAATTTTTTTCTGGGGAAACCACCAAAACTTCCATTGCAACCGGGGCAGAGCAAAACTCAACTGTTCCAACAGAATCTGTAAGTATACCTAAATCAGCTTTAGTTGAAATATTAGAGACGATTAAGGAAACTACGGAAACTAATACCACTCAAGAAAAAATAATTGAACGTGAACGAACCGATGATGCAATACTTCGAGGAATGGTTGGAAGTTTGCAGCAACGATTTTTCTTTTTAGAAAGTGCATTTTTAAATTTAACTGGTAAATTTAATACTGAACTTCAAACGAGAAAACGTGAAGTTGAAAAACAGGAGCGGTTATTGTTATCTCAATATGCGGAAGCCACTAAAATTTCCGATTCTGATTTAAAATCTTTAACTGGAGTAAACCGCCAGACTGATTCTGGTGAAGATTCTACCTTTGGTCTTTCAGAACAAGCATCAACAGGCGAAGAATCTGAAGGTGGAGTTGCAAATTTAGCAATGTTGGGGGCATTGGGATTAGGAGCTGCCGCTGCTGCTGCATTTGATGTTCCTTATTCCTCCGAAGGATCTGGAGCAACAGCATCTGCTGGAGTGTGGAAGCCTTTGTTAGATCTTATTGGCTCTGGAGAAGGACCGGGTGGATATGAATCTATGTACCCAAGCACTACCTTAAAGGGTGCAACAAGAATGACGATTGCTGAAGTTGCAAATAAAGCAACTGGAGCAGTTGGTAGATATCAAAATATGCCAGAATACCTGATAAACCGGGCAATTGGAGCAGGATTAAATCCTCAAGTAGATCTCTATAGCCCGCAAAATCAAGATAAAATTGCAGTCTATACCATTGAGCAAGAGGCCGGGGGAAGAGACTGGTTATCGGGAAATTATCCTGGCGGCGATGAAGCATTTGCCGATAGACTTGCAAATATTTGGGCCGCACTAAAGGGAAAAGATGGGGTTGGAAAATACGATGGATATGGTGGAAATAAGGCAACTATTGACTTCGATAAAACTTTAAAATCTTTACAGGAAGTTAAACAAAATCAATATTCTGCTCCAGAATTGGGAAAACAGAGTAGTATAACAGCTTCCCCTCAATCAGTTAATACTGCCTCTGCGATAGAACAAAAATATTCCCCCACATCATTTGGTCAGGATGTAAATCCTATAGTTTTGCCCATGGGAGGATCTCCTCAAATGGCAGCAAAAACTCAAATTTCATCAGGATCTGCAATTCCTGCCGGAGTTTCTAGAAACTTTAATAATCCGTACCCAGAAATAGTTCAGGCACATTTTAATATAATAGTATAATATGCTAAAAACTGCATTTAATCTTTACTCGGAATCTGTAATTGATACACTTAGTAATGAAGTAACTAATTTATTCAAATTGATACGAAGTTTTAGTCAAAATTATCAAAACGAAACTTCTTTTGTCCGAAGAAAGGAAGAAAAATTTTTAAAGCAATATGAATTTTTATTGGCAAAAAAGGAGAATAAGGTAAAATCGCTTAATCGAATTTCAGTAAAAAGAACTTCATATTTTGAACTTCCGGCGAGAACGAAATCCTTAAGCCAATATTATCCGTTAGAAGAGCCGGATGATGAACGTGATGACAAACTTAATTTGGTTTCTGCAGCAGCATCTTCTGGGGCACTTTTGCCGAATGGGCTAAATGGTAGATTGAGTAATTCTCAATTAAAATCAGTTGGTGGAGGATTTAAATTGTGGATTCCTGCAGCAAATTCATATCTTGCTATGAAAGTTGATGCTGAGCGGGATGGAATATATTTTCAACTCTACAGTGCATACAGAACTTATGATGAGCAGCAGCAGCTAGTGAAAGATAAAGGTCTGTGGAGCCCAACTAATCCAGGAGCAGCTCCGCCTGGACAATCTGTTCACGGACTGGGTGCAGCAATTGATATTGGCCCGGAAGCGGCTCAAGAATGGATAAGAATAAATGGGAAAAAATATGGATGGGTTCCAACAGTTTCAAATGAACCTTGGCATTTCGAATATATCGGCGGAGGAGGATCTACAACAGTTGAACCTCAAAAAGAATCATCGAAGCCAATTACTCAAAAAATATCAGCCGAGTCAAATTTTAAACCAATATTTTTAGTTTCCCAATCGCCAAATCCTGTTTATGATTTAACTCAAAGTTCCAATAAAACTTCTCAATCTGCGGATCTAAATAACAGAATAAATACGGCATTTATACTTCAAATGCATTCTACTTATGGTATTGGATAATGTCGGCAGAGAATAATTATATAATTGATGAATTTAAATTAACTCCACTTTCCCCTGGAGCTAAACCAGTTGATATGTCAGAAAATACCATTTCATCTTTCTTGTATTTTGAAGATATTTTATCTCCAACAATTACAGCAAAGGTAAGTTTTGCAGTAGTCGATGTTACTTCTCAGCCGGGGGGATTTGATGTTTTTGGTGGAGAGGAAATTAATTTTCAAATAACAGTTCCTAATTCTACTTCAAAATTAAATTTTACCACTAAGGGCCGAGGTTTATTTGTTCGTGGTGTTAGCGCAGATAAAACTTCAACATCTGGGGTATATTCTTTAGAACTAATAAGCCCAGAAGCCCTCAAGAATGAAACTGTGAGAATAAGTAATAGATTCGAAACTACAATTGGAGACAGTGTTAAAAAAATATTTTCCACATTAACTACGACTAAAACTATAAATGTCGAAAATACTGTAAATAAGTATTCGTTTATTGGAAATAATAAACGTCCCTTTGATTTAATAACCTGGTTGTGTCCAAAATCTGTTCCAGCCACATCGAGTGGATTTGGAAATGCTGGATATTTTTTCTATGAAACTTTAGATGGGTATTTTTATGAAAGTGTTAATTCAATGATTTCTTCTCCGAGTGTATTTACGTACACTCAAACGGAAACAGTTACTCCATATAACAATGAAAATCAATTTCGCATATTATCTTCGAGCATAACAAAAAATAATGATTTGTTGCAATCTTTGAGAATTGGTATGTATTCTAATGCAAGTCTTTTTTATAATTTATATTCAAATCAGCTTACAAAGGTTGATTATAGCTTATCTAAAAAATTTAGCGATTCTTTAGCAACTTCATCAGGAAACACTAAAAGTCCAAAACTCCCATTCTCTCTAGAAACATATCCATCTAGGTATTTGATCAGGACTTTAGATGTTGGAAATCTTACCTCCGCAGGAAAACTTGAAGATCAATCAAATTTGCCTAAATATCAGGCAGAAGCAATTGTAAGATATAATTTATTATTCACACAACTTCTTAATATTGTAATACCTTGTAATTTAGATTTACGTGCTGGTCAAGTTATAACCTGCGAAATACCAGAATCAACGGCAAATCCAAATAATAAGACCTTTGAATCTCAGTATTCTGGAAATTATATGATAACCAATTTGTGCCATAAATTTGAGGGAAATCAGTGCTTTACATATTTGACCTTAGTAAGAGATTCTTACGAAATTAAAACTAAATCTGAACAAATATAAAAATGCTATTAGATCAATCTTCAAGTCAACTTTTAAGAACTAATTTTCTCGGTAGAGATGGACTTGTTTGGTGGATAGGACAGGTTGCTCTTCCGAAGACTAGTAAGTGGGATCAATCTGATTTAACTGCAAAAAAAGAAAATGTTGAGCTATATTATAATAGAGTAAAAGTTAGAATACTTGGGTATCATACATCAAATTGCCAAGATCTTCCTGACGAAAAGTTACCCTGGGCGCATATTTTAATTCCTCCTGGCCAAGCAAACGGCACAGTAAAGCGTGGTATATCCCATGAATATAAAGGTGGGGAGACTGTAATTGGGTTTTTTCTGGACGGAGATGATGGTCAGCAACCGGTTATTTTTGGCTCATTATATAAATCGTCTTTTATAAAACCAGAAACTAGCCAACAGCAGATTTTAACAAAATTATGCTCAGAATTTAAAGCATTTGATTCAGACACTCCTTTACCCCACAATTCTTTGGGAAACACTTCTCCTGCAGGAAAAAATGTTGGAACTGGAGTTGGAGACGAAAATAAACCTGGCACAGCTAGTGCTACAAATAAATCTGGAATAGACGACATATCTGCCGTTTCTAAAGAAACAATTCCCGCATCACATAAAATTTTATCCGAAAAGCTTGATGATAAACATCAAACGGTTTCAATATGTGAGAATAATTCTATCAATAAAATTCTTTTGGCAGTTGAACGTCTTTTGAAAAAAATGAGAACAATTTATGCATATGCCGGAAGATACTATAATATTGTGAGAAATAAGTTAGCAAATTTGACAAATGAAATACGTGCTACAGCATCATTAATAACTGCATTTATTACTGCAATACTCAAAAAGGGAATGAATAAATTGTTTGATAAATTAAGTAAACTGGTTGTTAATTTAATAGCAGACTTATTTCCAAAACCAAAACAGCCTAAAGTTGGAAAATTGATCGATGAGTTATTTGCTGAAATATATTGCTTATTTAAAAAATTCATCAGCTCTTTATTTGATTGGGTTCTTAAAGGATTGTTTGATTTCATTGGAAAAGCTATAACCGCAGCTTCTTGTGCTGTAGAAAATTTTGTGGGTCAATTACTTAATCAAGTTTTAACTAGTATTGATGAATCTTTGGGTCCGATATTAGCACAAATAGATTCAATTGTTGGTGGAGCATTGGGATCTGTAGGAAAAATTTTAAGTGATTCTATGGGAATATATGGTATTATTAAAGGACTTCTTAGCTGTTCTGATAGTTCTAAAGCCTGCAGACCACCTCAAGTATATTCAATGGCTGAAGGAGTTGAAGTAAAGGGGGCCGATAATTTTGAAAGAGCTTTAAACACATTTGGAATAGGTGGAGCTTCAAGATTGCTAAAGGATTTAGAGGGTGAATTGGGACTAGGTGAACTTGATTTGGAGTACAATAGCTGCAATTATTCATCAACTCGTTGTGGGCCACCAAGAGTAGAGATTTTGGGTGGTGGTGGAATTGGAGCTGCTGCAAATGCTATTGTCAATAATTTCGGCAGAGTGATTGGAGTAAACATGACAAGTTTTGGGTTCGGCTATGAAGAAATTCCCGTTGTAAGTTTTATTGATGATTGTAATACTGGTCAGTATGCAAGAGGAACTGCAATCGTTGAGAATCAGCAAGTTGTCAATATCATTATTGACGATCCCGGTGAAGATTATTTAAATAATACCGTAACAGTTAATTATGGTGAAGAAAATCTTGATACACAAACTTCCGGAAGCAATAGTCAAGATGGTAAGACATATGTTTCCGAATTGGAGCGAATTGTTGTCAATAACCCCGGATATGGGTATCCAGAAAACACCACAATATCTGCGAATGGTTACACATTTACACCAGTATTTGGTGCAAATAATGGAATTGTTGACGTAATAGTTGATAAGCCGATATACTTTAATGACCTTCCGGAAATTGAAATAAATACTGATATTGGGGGTGGAGTTGGCGCAGTTTTGGTCCCGGTTTTAAAGTTTACAGAAATTACTTCAGGAAACGATCCCAAATTGGCAGCAATAGATCCCACTTTAATCATTAAAGTCGTTGATTGTGTTCAAAAATGAAAAAACCTTACATAGAAGTACATGATAATTATCGAATTGATTCTGGAAATAAACTTCCAAAATTAGGAACAGTAGATTATGCTGTTACCACAAAAAACGGAGATGGATTTGGTCTTTGTGATAGTGGAAAACATTTTTTAGTAACGGATAATATTTCATACGAATCTGTTGGAAATTCTCTTCCGCAAGATACTAAATCTAATCAGCCACACCAACCCGCAAAATGGATTCATGCAAAAAACGGAGATATAGTACTTCAGGCTCCAAATGGAACTTTATATTTAGAAGCTAGGAATATTATTATAGATGCTGTTGGGGGAGAATTTGGAGAAAGGTCCGATGGGAATGTTTTTGTCCAAGCTACTAACGAATTATATTTGAAGTCTAGTGATAAAGTAACGATTTCTGGGACGGATGTTTTATTGCAGGCAACTAAAACTGCTAGTGTTGTTGGAAAATGTTTTCTTAATATTACGGGCGGATTAGTAAATGCAGCAGCAACCGCAGATACGGGTTCAATATTATCATTATTGGATGAACGAATTAATGAATTAGTTTCTGCATTGGGAGTAATTTAATATGAATGTGCCAGTAATATCTGTAAGCAAATCGTTGAATGTTGGGCATTGTGACCCAACATATATACCAAAAAATCCACTTAGTCTTCCAGGAACAGCAACAGTTAATGGACCGTTGGTTGTTGGGGGATTTGCAGATGGTCAATTGTTGCTTCCACTTGCAAAATCTGCGTTAGTTAATATAATTACTCCAGCAACAGTAACAGTTGATATTCCTCCAGTTCCAACTGGATTTGTTCCGGCAGTTACTGCTGGACTGAAAATTAGTGCTTTAGGGGATGGTGCTGTTCCTTATCCGGGAATTGGATTAGCTGTTAATGCGGTTTCCCATGTAATCAGCTCAAAGGTTCCAATTCCACCGGCAGCCATTGGGGTCAATTTATTAAGCAGCGATATTATAAACATGGCAAGTCCTACACTAAATGTGCAGGCGAATGAAGTATTTTTGGGAACTTATACTTCAACGGGGGCAAGAACAAAAACCGGATCTGAAACTCAAACTGGAGCCAAAGCAGAAACTGGAGCAAAGGCTGATACTGGAGCTAGAGCAGAATCTGGAACAGCAACTCAAAATGCAAATCTTAACGTTGCTGGACCAATTACTAGTCCAACAATTACTAGAATTGACATCGCACTTGCAACTAAAAAATCCTTTGACATTAAGCATCCGACACAGGAAAATCATAGACTTCGATATATTTGCTTAGAGGGGCCATCTGCAGATGTATACATTAGGGGAAGACTTTCTGGCGGGAATAAAATATTCCTTCCTGAATATTGGAAAAATCTTGTGCATGAAGAGTCTATAAGTGTTAATCTAACTTCAATCGGAAATTCACAAACATTATACATAAAAAAAATAACATCTGACTATATTCTTATTGATTGTTATGATGAGCTACCTATAGATTGTTTTTATACTGTTTTTGCAGAAAGAAAGGATGTTTCGAAAAATATTCCAGAATATTGTGGAAACACTCCGGAAGATTATCCCGGAGATAATTTAGAATATGCTATTAACGGATTTAGTAAATAACTAGGAATTAATTATGGGACAAATTACAGATACAATTAAAAATAAAGTATTATCTCTTACTGCTCAAAATACTGAGCAGTATAATTTTATGAAAAATAGAATTGTACTTTTGGATAATGAAAAGGAAGATATTTCTCCGGCAATATCTTTAATAGATGCACAAATACAAAATGATATTGATGAGGTTAATTCTAAAATAAAAGCAGTTGCTGATGCATATCAAGCAAGGTTGACTGCTGGATGTAGAACCTTGAGAGCATGGCAACTTACTGGAGTTATTTTAGATGATCCTGTACTATACACTTATAGCTGCATAGAAGTGTCTGCAGTTGGGTTTGCTGATACTACATCGATTTCAACTGGAGTTGGTACTGGAGTTAATACTTATGAGCCTGGATCTTTATTGGGCATAACGCCAAAAAATCTTTATGGAATTAAATACTATAATGAGCCTCATACTGTAGATGTTATTGATGGATTAGTTGGTTCATTTATTGGAACTGTTGGGTCAGGATCTACAGTTTTAACGGTAATGAGTTTGTCTTCATCTGGAGCTTTAGGAGAAGCTAAAGTTGGAGATTTAGTTACTTGTAGTGTTTCTGGAGTTCTTGCTGGAATAACTACAATTGTGGGGTTTTCCACCGCCATCGCAGATTTATCTTCTGTTGGGATTGGATCTGCGAATAGCACATCTCTTGTAAATACAATAACGCTTTCAATTCCGGCTTTAGTGACAGTTACTTCTCCACTAAGCACAGGTAATTTTGCTAATTTTACAATATTAAAGGGCGCAAATCAAATTGAAATTGATGCAATCCCAATGGACAGCAGTTCATTGACACCACAAACTCTTGGTATTATGGATTCTAGTACTCTTGGAATTGGAACGTTTATTCAATACGATAATTCCGGAAATCCCTCTAGTAGTCAAAGTTGGAATCCATTTTTAAATGGAGTTCAAATTGGAAATAGTACAATTGTTCCTCCTTCAGTTGGTGCAGGAAAAACTTATTTCTATGAAGGATTTACTGTTGCCCCAGAATACCCATCTGGATCATCTACAATTGCTCCAGTTGGAACTGTTATTACGTTAACTGCGTTTGAATCGCCAGATACATTTAACTTACCAAGTTGTTCAGCTCAAGAAACAGCCTTATCAAATGCTATTAGTGCATTAGCCACGGCAGAATCTGAAATTTCTTCCGGACTTTCCGTTATGAATTCTAGAATATCTGTTTCAAATACATTGAGAAAAGAAAGAAATCGTTACACTTTGCAGATTTGGGGAATTAGGCAAGTTATATCTGAGTTGGTTAACGATACTGCTAATTTAGCACAAGTCTCTTCTGCATTAGAAGACCCATCAATTTCTGGAATTATTTGATGAAGGGGGGGGGGTTGACAGGATGAACTCCCCTGGTGTATAATATAGGAGTCCGTGTGAGGGAAGTTAACCGGGGAATTCTCCCCATTTTATGCGAGTATGGCGGAATCGGTAGACGCACCAGACTTAGTAAATTGAGCCTCATTTAGGAAACTTTATGAGTGTAACTCCTCAAATTCGGGGAAACCTGTAAAATGGCAATCCCGAGCCAAGCATCGTAAGATGAAGGTGTAGAGACTAGACGGGGAGCACCTAAACCGAAAGGTATGGTGAAGGGATAGTCCAGACCACAAACTCTATGAGGCGGCGAAAGTCGTAGTGGTAAGAAAATCTGTTGGGCATTATGCCCGTGGGAGTTCAAGTCTCCCTACTCGCATCACCCGCCCTTGTAGTTAAACGGCTATAACAGTGCTCTTGTAAAGCACAATTCTCAGTTCGATTCTGAGCGGGGGCTTCTTTATAAATAAAGCATAATAGCTCCTGCATGGATATACGATGCCTCTTTCTAGATTAGAAAATTTTCTTAAAAATGTAGACGGAAATATACTCTACGTTAATCCATCAGACCTTGATTCAACAGATGCGATTGAAAATCAAGGCAATTCACAAACTCGTCCATTTAAAACAATTCAGAGAGCACTTTTAGAAGCTGCTAGATTCTCGTATAATATTGGCCCATCAAATGATAGGTTCGATAGAACATCAATTTTATTGATGCCAGGAACTTATGTAATTGACAATCGCCCAGGATATTCTGTTGTTAATTCGAGTGGAGTTGCAGTTTATCGTGATATTAATGGCAACACTTCGAGTATTCCCGAAATAACAAATTCCAGTAATTTTGATATTGAAGATCCAAACAATGATCTTTATAAATTTAATTCTGTAGAAGGTGGTGTTATTGTCCCTAGAGGAACTTCTATAGTTGGCTTAGATTTACGTAAAACAAAAATACGACCAAAATATGTTCCAGATCCGGCAAATGCTGGAATTAATAGCACAGCAATCTTTAGAGTAACTGGTGGCTGTTATTTTTGGCAATTCTCATTTTTTGATGGCGATATTGATAGTTCAGTATATTATGAAAATACTACAAATGTAAAAACTCCAAATTATTCGCACCACAAATTAACTTGCTTTGAATATGCTGATGGTGTTAATGGAGTAGGAATTGGAACTTCCTCCGGATTAACTGACCTTCAAATGTATTATTATAAGCTCAGTAAAGCTTATGGTGATACTTCCGGTAGAGGAGTCGATGATTTCCCAACAACGGATGATTTTGAGCCAAGACCTCCGGAATTTAAAATTGTTGGAGCTGTAAGTGCCAACGATATTGGAATTTCTAGTGCAGCCAATGTATCTGCAAATCCCCTTACTGCAACTATTGTTACTCCAATAGAACATGGTCTTTCTATTGATGATTCTGTTAGAATTTCTGGATTTACCTCTACAGTATATAACGGATCTTGGAAAGTTGTCGGTGTAACTAGTGATAGGCAATTTACTGTAAATATTGGAGCAGTTCCTGCAACTGCTGGAGTTGTTCTTAATGGATTGGAAAAACTTGTTGTTGAGCCCGATAACGTAAATGGAGCTTCTCCTTATATCTTTAACTGCTCATTTAGATCAACCTATGGCATGAACGGTCTTTATGCCAATGGCTCTAAAGCTTCTGGATTTAAGTCTATCGTTGTGGCCCAATTTACGGGGATTAGCTTACAGAAAGATGATAATGCATTCGTAATTTACAACAAAAATACTGGAACATATCAAGATAATGAAGCTGCTCTTAACGTTGGAATTTCTTCAGTACCCTTACACTTAAATTCTCTTGCAATTTATAAGCCAACATATGAAACATATCATGTGAAGGCGACAAATAATGCGTTTATTCAGGCGGTTTCTATCTTCTCGATTGGATTTTCTCAGCACTTTTTGGCGGAAGGTGGTGGAGATATGTCCATTACAAACTCGAACTCCAACTTTGGTGCTAGATCTTTAGTATCAAAAGGATTCCAGGAAACTTCATTTGATCGTGATGATGTTGGATATATTACCCACATAATTCCACCAAAGGATGATGATTTCAATTTAGATACTAAAACTTGGGTATCTCTTAATGTCGGACTTACCACTAACGCATCTCCTTCTCCATATACCAATCGAATTTACTTATTTGGATCATCTACAATTGATAATCCACCACCACACATTATTGACTCATTTGCGATAGGTTCAAATCAAGATGATCTTTTAAAGGTAACTGTATCAACTGCAACTTCTGAAGTTTCTTTATCTGCTCCAATTTTGATGCCGATTCCATCTGGAGGGGATGGGCCAGCTTTTGAGAAAACTTTTAATGTTATTCGGGTTGGATCGGCTAATAGCATTACTTCTAATAATACATTTAATCTTGAAACTGCACACACTTTCTTTACTGGAGAAAGTGTAAGAATTTTAAGTGATGATGGAAATATGCCAGATGGCGTTCTTCCTGATAACATTTACTATGCAATTACCGGTGGATCTTTGTCATCAAATCAACTTCAAGTTTCCAGAAGTTTAAATGATGCTATTTCGGGAACTCCTGTTCCCATTGAAATTTTCAATGGAACTGGTGGCATGTTGAAAATCGTTAGTCGGGTGAACGATAAAAAGCCAAATGATATTGGCCACCCAATTCAATTTGATTCGGTTAATTCTAATTGGTATGTAAATACTACTTCAAATAGTTCTAGAAATACTATAACTTCTGGATTCACTGCATATCGCAGTGTTTTAATCACCGGAGAAAGCACAAAATCCTATATTGAACGTAGAATTGACACTAGATCCACTACTGATAGAATTTATAGATTCCGTTATGTAATTCCTAAAGAAAATTCTATTGCGAGAGAGCCATCTTTGAATTTTATCATTCAGGAAACTAAAACTTCTGGAGTTAATAATTCTAGTGAATTTTCTGTATTAACGAGTCCAACTCAAGCAAGAGCCGTTAGAGTTTTATCTGATCTTGTTTATGATTCTTCTACTGGGATATGTACTGTAACGACAGAACGCCCTCACAAATTTATATTAGATGATATCATTAAGCTTAATAATGTAAAAAGTTCTGATAATCCTGTAGGATATGCATTTTCGGGATACAATGGAATTCATAAAATAACGAAAATTAATAATTCCAAGAAATTTGAATTTCAAACTATTGGAAGTCTTGGAACTTTTAATAATACTGTATCCACAAGAAACGAAACTCTTGCAACGGTTTCCAGACAAGAGTATAAAAATACACTTTACATTTATAATATTGATAAACTTCAAGATCATTCTTATAATAAGTCTGATGGAATTTATCATTTAACCTGTTTAACTGCCAATGTTTCCCCATCAGATCCATATTTTAGTGGGCAAAAATATACGCAGGGATCTGCATATTTGTTCCCAACTGTCGATAGGGATAATTATAATTCAGATCCAATTGCTGCAGTTTCTTATGCCCAAAATGAAATTTTGGGAAAAGTTAATATTAACGACAGAAGAAATAGCATTTCAAAGGCTGCAGTAGAAACGTTTTTGAAAAATAATCAAATTGGAATTGCTATTACAAATGCTCAAAATAGTTCTGGTATAACTACAATTCATACAAATGTTGAGCACAATTTAAACTCAATTAGATCTTTGTCTATTGTAAGTGCTGGATCAAATTATGGATATTCTGGAATTTCAACGGTTCTTTATAATGCTAGATTGGTTGGAATTGGAATTACTGGGGAAGGTGCTACTGCAAACATTGCTGTAAATTCTTCAGGAACTGTTACTAATATTACTTTAGTTGATGGTGGCTCTGCTTATGGCGTAGGAATGACTATGACCGTCATTGGAGTTCAAACAGCAGCCTCTTGGACTCCTGCTGTTGTGTCTGTAAGTGCAATCAATAATAATATTGGAGATGTTATCGAAGTTGTTGGAGTTGGAACAACTGGAAATCGCACAAATAGCGGATATAATGGGATTTATAGAATTTCTGGAATTAGTAGCAGTAAATCTATAACTTATAGCAATGGTTCAAATCCGGGAATTTATACCGGAACTGCTGGACACGGATTCTTTAGATTAATTGATGACGCAATACCATCAACTTCGATTGTTTACACAAATCAATCCTCTGGAATTGCAACAGTTACGACACTTCAGCCACATGGCTTAATTTCGGGGAATAAGTTTAGTGTTGTCGGTGCTGCTCAAACTATTTTTAACAGAACATTTTTAGTTAAAAATAGAATTAGTACAACCTCATTTGAGTTTTATGTTGGTTCTCAATATACGCCAGCCACTTTAACCGGATCTTGTTTTATTCTACCTAACGGATTGACATCAAAGGGTGGAGATACTTCGATTGTAGATGAACGAGTTGGCGGAAGAATGGTTCCTCTTTATGCTGGAATTAGTACTACTGCAGCATCTGGGATTACAACAACTGCAACCACAATAACTTTATCTAGTATTGTTGGATTTAGTACCGGAGATTATGCTCAAGTTGATAATGAAGTCATTAGAATATCTGGATCAATTAATACTGGCACAAATACAGCCTCTGTTTTGAGGGGAGTTTTGGGAACCAGAGCGTCTAATCATGATAATGGATCTCTTGTAAGAAAAATTGCTGTAGTTCCAACTGAATTAAGAAGACATAGTATTCTTAGAGCTTCTGGGCATACTTTCGAATACGTTGGATTTGGTCATGGTAACTATGCTGCAGCTCTTCCATCAAGACAAAATAGAATTTTAACCAGAGAACAGCAGCTTCTTACTCAATCCGTTCAGGAAGATGGTGGAACTGTTGCATACACCGGAACAAATGATAGTGGTGATTTTTATATTGGAAATAAAATCATTAGTCCAATTAATGGTTCTGAGGTTTCTTTAAAT